ATCCCGAATGGCGAGGATGTCCTGGCCATTTCCTACTGGATGGAACGCCGCCCCAGACGGTCCAGGAAATAGGCCACCTCACAATCCCACTCCACGCGGGCGGATATGCTTACTTAGGAATAGTTAAGCATAGGGGCGGAACTACTAGGAACACAGTAGATCGCCGGAACTACTAGGAACACAGTAGATAGCCGCCTTATGCGTAAGGGAAAAAAAACTCGGCGAAATGATCGAATCTGTCACCCTTCAAACCGTATTAAAGGGAAGAGGGAAACGATCACGAAGCGGGAAGCAAAAAAATCCCGGCGAAATGATCGAATCTGTCACCCTTGAAACCGTATCTTATTGACTAAAGCTAGCTTGAAAGCTAACTTGTCGGCGTATGAAAAAGAAACAGTTCCTCACCCTTCGCGAAAGACTCTTAATTTCGCGCCGTGAAAAAATAGCCCAGTTCCGCCGGAAAAATCACCTTCGGAAGGATGGCTGGATTGAACCGGAAAACCGGATGACCGTTGCGGAAAAGCTCTGCAAGTATCGCATCCGGAGGATTGAACTTCCGAAATTCGGGGCCCCGGTTTCCTTGTCCCTAGCCGACAAGGACGACGCATTGCAAGCGGGGCTCATGGCATGCGTTGAAACCGGATTTTTCGATCATGGACTCGTAACCCGGGACGTGACTAAGGCCATCCGGCGCGCGATGGAATCGCGCGATTGTCTCCGGCGCGATTGCATCCGGGAAATCGGGACAAGCTCCCCAGAGCTTGTCGCGGCGGCCGTAGGCTTTACCACGGAAGAGGAAACCATTTGTCACCGTTTAACGAATGGCCAGAAAGAGGCATTTCGTGCTCTCATGGCGGACCTTCGCACCGCGCGGAAAATTGACGCTTCAAGAAAAGCCGACTCCGCCTTTCGCGGTCACCGTGATTTTTTACTTGAGACACTGGGGCACCTAACCGGGAGGACGGCTCGTTCACGTTCTGGAAATTCTTTTGCGAAGCGGGCGCAACGGTTCACCGATTACGTAAAAACCGGATGGCGGGAAAATTCACGCACGGGGCACCCGCAACGGGTGAACCGCAACCTTGCCCGGGAACTAGATCAAGCGTGGAATCAAAACTTCGTTTCCGCCTAACCCTTACGCGTAAGGGTTTCCCCTCACCCCGGCGGCCTAACGGCCCCGGGGTTTTTTTGTGAAGACCGATGCCGTCCGTGTCCGTCTGTCATTTCTCAACTGAAACCAAGAAACCATGAAACCACCCGCCAATCGCCGCAAAGCGGCCCCCGCCCCGCCCGTGTCCACCGTGTCCGTCAAGTCCATCGCGGAAGTCTCCGCAATGGCCATCCCGGATCTGGCCACCTTCTTCAAAGGCCGCTCTGACATCCGTCAAGCCGCCTTCGTGGAACAAGGGAAGACCGTCCTCCATCTGGAGGATCTAGACGCCAAAAAGCAGCTCGGAAAGGGCAATACCACCTATGGTCTGCTCACTGCCGCCGGGGCCCTTACCGGCTCCATCAACAATGCGGTGCTCTGCGCCAAGGCCATCCGCTCCCTTGTCGTGAGCGGACTGCTGCCGGAGTCCCGCTTCGATTCCATCGTCACCTTCCGCATCGTCCGCCAGACCACGCGTCTGATGGAGGGAAAAGCCAAGGTGAAGATCGAGCCCTCCGCCCTCGCCGCCATCCTGGCCGAAGGCACTGCCGCCCAGATCGGCGCGGAACTGGACTGTCTGGCGGAACACGGCCAGACCATCGCCGACCGTGAGACCACCCTGAAAGCCGAAGCCGAAGAGGCCGACCGCTTCGCCAAGGCGCAAGCCGAAGCCGACAAGATCAAGGCCAAGGCCGAAGCCAAGGCCGCCAAGGATGCCGGGAAGCCTCCGACCGCCGCTGACACGCCCGCGCCGACTGAGACGCCCGCGCCGACTGAGACGCCCGCGCCGACTGAGACGCCCGCGCCGACTGAGACGCCCGCGCCGGTCGTCACCGATCCGGAGACCCCGGAAGAGACCGCCGACCCGATCGTCGTGGATGGCCGCAACAAGGCCCCGCTGACCGTGGTGAAGTCCACCGCCCCCACCGTGGAATCGGTGGTGGAGGAAATCACCACGGCCGCCGCCAAGGCCTTCGAGTTCACCGATCCGGCCGACATGGAAAAGATCGCCGCCCTGCTCACGCAAGTCGTCGCCGATCTCCGCGCCTGCATCCCGGCCGCCGCCGCCGCCTGATCTCCCCTGCCAATCCGCCCCGCCAAGGCCCGGCCCGCATCACGCGGGCCGGGCCTTTTTTTGTTTATCAGTGACGGGCCGTCCGTGTCCGCATCCACCATCAGACTCCCATGAAAGCCACCATCGCCAACAACAAGCTGACCATCGAAATCGATCTTCAGGCACCCCGTCCATCCTCCACCGGCAAGACCCTCGTCGTCGCCAGCTCCGGAGGGAACATCACCACCACGGCCGTCATCAATGGCAAGCCGGTGGTGATCGGCCTCAACGCTTACATCAAGCCCTAACCCCTAACCCCTGACCCTTACGCGTAAGGCTTCACCCTTACGCGTAAGGGTCCCCCCTCTCCTCACGACCATGAAAACCGCCCTGCCCTCCCACACTTTCCTCGACCTCCGCGCCAGCGTGAAATTCGGGATCGACACGAAAGCCAAGCTGCCCGCCATCACCTGCGTCCTCATCGAGCAAGATGGCCGCGCCTGCACCTTCCACGCCACCGATCTCGATATGACGGTCTCCCGCACCGAGCCCGCCTGCGGGCTGGACCTCGTCACCGGGACCGTCCTCGTCCGCATGTCCGATCTGATGGCCATCCGCCCGGACAAGGACACCACCGTCTATTTCCGCTACCTGAGCCCCTTCACGACCGAGGTCCGCTTCATCGCCAAGGGGCTGGCCGTCACCCGCACCGTGGAGGCCCCCGCTCCGGTCCAGGAGTTCCCGCCGCTCCAGCACCTCTCCCCGAGGCTCCCGGCCAGGCTCCTTCCGCCGTCCACCATGGCCGCCATCAAGACCTGCCTGCCCTTCGTCTCCACCGACCAAACCCGCTACGTCCTCAATGGCGTCTTCGTTGATCCCATCCGGGGCGGGGCCGCCGTCGCCACCGATGGCCGCCGTCTGGTCAAAGTCCGCGCCATCGGCCTCACCGCTCCGGCCATCCTGCCGACGAAGGCCTGCGTCGCCCTCACCACCCTTATCACCAAGTCCTCCTCCGTGACCCGCCACGAGGATGAGTCCATCCTCACCTTCCGCTCCGGCCCCGTGACGATCTCCACCAAGGCCATCGAGGGAAATTACCCGAACTACCTCCAAGTCATCCCGGAGCCGTCCGAGAATCGCTTCACCCTCCCCGACCCCGATCCACTGGTGGCGTGGCTCCTGACTTGCAACGACAAGCGGAGCAATACCGTCAAGCTCACCCTAGGCCGGGACTATCTTGCCTGCTCCAGCCCCACCGGCGGCACCGTCCGCCATCCGGCCTTCATCGAAGGAAAGCCGGGGAAAATGGGACTGAATGCCATCTTTTTCGCCCATGCCATCCAGTCCGGCTGCCGGACCTTCTGCATGGCAGATGAGGTCAGTCCCCTCCTAGGCTACGGGCCGAACGGGCTGACCACCGTCGTCATGCCCATGCGCATCACCGATGCCGTCGAGCCGCCCGCCATCCCTGAGCCGGAGCAAGCCGCCGCCTGACCCCTCTGGCCACCGGTCCGCGCTTCTCTGGAGTGTACGGGAGCACAGTCCCGCCCGCGCAGACCGGTGGTCCGCCCTTACGCGTAAGGATCTCCCGCTTCTCACCTCTCACCTCCCGCTCCCATGTCTCTCCACGAAAAATCACTACTGGTCGATCTGACCCTCACCGGCATCACCACCTCCCGCACCGATGCCAGCATCACCCGCTCCGTCCTCCGCTCCCATCAGGCCGATGACGAAGCCGGCCGCTGGGTTTCCAAGCTCTGGCCCAAGGAGGCTCTGGAGCCCATCCGCGCCATCGACTCCCAGATCCGCGCCTTCCACTACGCCAAGACCCTCCCCTGGCTCGACAAGGGTGGCCGCATCTGCGCCAGCCGTGCGTTCAACTCCTACATCGACGAAATGCGCAAGCTCCGCGTCAGCCGAGAAACCCTCGTCCGTGAGCACTTCATCGACCGCTACGACTACTGGCTCGCCAAGGCCCGCTCCATGCGTGGCCACTCCTTCAACTCCTCCGAGTATCCCACCCGTCTCGGAGCCTCCTACCGCTTCCAGTTCGAGACCCACGCCGCGCCCGTCCCCCACCGGGATGACTTCCGCATCACCCTGAATCAGGCCGACCTCGACGCCATGCAGGCCGACCTCGACGCCCGTCTCGCCGAGGCCGAACAAGTCGCCGTCGGGGCCCTCCTCAAGCGCATCGCCGAGCCCATCAGCAAGCTCATCGAACGCCTCGCCGATCCAGACGCCAAGTTTCAGGACAGCCTCATCGGCAACATCCGGGATCTCGCCAAGGCCATCCCCGATCTCAACATCCTCGACGATCCGGACATCGACGCCCTCCGCATCCAGATCGCCGCCCTCGGAGCCGTCTCCCCGGAAAACCTCCGCGACAGCCGGTCCGACCGCTCGCGCACCCTCACCAAGGCCTCCTCCATCCTCGCCACCATGGCCCCATGGATGGCGGACGCCCTCGACGAGGACGAAGACCCCAACGCCGCCGCAGCATGACCACCCCACTCGACACCGCCCGCGCCTTCGACTCCGGCACCGCCTGGGCGGAGTGGCAGGGGCATTTTGAGAAATTACTCGCCGACGGTCAGCGCACCCGGTCTTACCGCACCGACACCATCGACAGCCTTTCCAATAGCAATCTGAAGCTCTACGCCACCGACTGGAAGATCGAGCTGCCACCCTTCAAGACATGGCCCACCGTCAATCCAAACGGCCACAACTGGCGCAATGTCGCACGGATCGACTTCTCTTTCTGGCCGTCCTTTTCCCCCTTCCGCTGGTCCGGCCACCTGCTCACCTCCGGCGACAACCCGACCTTCCGGTTCCACCGCCGCCGGGACTTTGTCTTCGCCTCCCAAAAGTGGAACGTGAAGCCGTCCTCCTGCACTCTCCACGACTTTGACGGCATCCCCTACTGGCACGCCGTCTTTCCAAAGGGCAAAGATCTCTTCGTGATGAGCCGTGACCAGTCCCATCAGTGGGGCACCCTCGGCTGGATCAGTGCCCAGACGCCGGAACTCCTCGCCGCCACCTTCGTGCGTGAGCGGCTCGGTAAAGCGGCCTGACCCTTACGCATAAGGGTTTCGGCATTCGGAAATTTCTCATTCGTCATTCTCCCCCTGTTCCACATGGAACAATCTGCCATTTTTTAGCAGACTTGCCAACTTTCAGCTTGGCAAGTCTGCCATCGCATAGCAAGAACACTAACACGCTCCCAACCATGACCCCGTCAGACCTCACCAAACTCCTCGCCACGTCCTTCCGCTCCAAGCTCAAAGTGCTCATCAAGGGCGCACCGGGCATCGGCAAAACCGACATCGTCGTCGCCGCCGCCAAGTCCGCCGAAGCGGATCTGGTCTTCATGCACCCCGCCGTCAGCGACCCCACCGACTTCAAGGGCCTCCCCACCGTGGTGGACAGCCACGCCGAGTTCCTCCCCTACGGCCAGCTCCGCAAGCTGGTCACCGCCACCGGCCTCACCGTCTGCTTCATCGACGACATCGGCCAGGCTCCCCACGCCGTGCAGGCCGCCCTCATGCAGCTCCTCCAGTCCCGGGAAATCGACGGCCAGCGGATCTCCGATGACGTCGTCTTCTGCGGGGCCACTAACGACACCTCCCACATGGCCGGAGTCCAGAACCTGCTGGAGCCCGTCAAAAGCCGCTGGCACACCATCGTCGAGCTCACGCCCGATCTCCCGCAGTGGATTCGCTGGGCCTCCAAGCACGACGTCCCGGAGCCCGTCCTCGCCTTCGTCATGTTCCGCGGCGAGAAGGCCCTCCACGACTTCAAGCCCACCCGTGAGCTGACCAATAGCCCCTCGCCGCGCACCGTCGCCAATGCCGGGGCACTGGTCCGCGCCGGCATCGTCCGCCACGACATCCTCGCCGGAGCCTGCGGTGATGGCTGGGCCGCGGAGTTCTGCGCCTTCCTGAAGGTCTATCAGGGCCTCCCGGACCCGGACGACTGCATCGCCAACCCCACCACCGCCCGCGTCCCGGATGAGAATGACCTCACCACCATCTACGCCATCGCCGTGGCCGTCTCCCTCCGCGCCACCAAGAAGAACATGGACGGCGTGACGAAATACCTCAACCGCCTGCCGAAGGAGCATGAAGTCCTCGCCATCCGGGATGCCACCCGCCGCGATGCCGAGCTCTTCAACACCGCCGCCTACACCAACTGGTCCATCAAGAACATCGCCGTTCTTGCATGAGCAAAGACACCGACCACCTCCCGCACCATGAGCCTCCCACGCCTTTCCAAAGCACGAGTCAGCCTGACGCTGGATGCCCCCTTCTGGGCCCAGCTCTGCTTCAAGCTCAACCACATCCTCGACGACTCCATCCCCACCGCCTGCACCGATGGCCGCGTGGTCCGCTACTCCCCCGCCTACCTCGCCAAGATTTCCGATCCGGAACTCCTCGGCCTGATTGTCGAGGAAGTGGGCCACTGCGCCATGGGCCACCTCTGGCGGCGCGCCAGCCGGGACATGAAGGTGTGGAATGCCGCCTGTGATCAAGTCCTCTGGACCATCATCGCCGATCTCCAGACCAGCACCTCCGGCCGCATCGCCCTCTCCAAGGACTGCCAGATCGACCCGAAATATCGCGGTCTCTCCGCCGAGGAGGTCTATCACCTGATGACCCAGCAGAACTCCTCTGGGAAACAGTCCGATCCGCAGTCCTCCCAGAACTACCAATCCCCCGGCGAATTTGGAGACCCGGCACCGGACCCCTCCCCGTCCGATGACGGTGCCGAGGGCAGTGGCGACTCCGATGGCGATCCCACCGGCATCCAGCAAGAGAGCCTCGAACAAGAATGGAAAGCCGCCACCCTCGCCGCCGCCGTGGTGGAAAAGCAGCGCGAGCGGGGAAACATGCCCGCGTGGATGAAGATGCTCGTCGCCGATCTCACCGAGCCCCGCGTCCCATGGACCGAGCACGTCCGCGAATTTTGCCACACCCTCTCCCGGGATGACTACTCCTTCGCCCGTCCGAACCGCCGCTACCTCGGCACCGGCTTCGTCCTCCCCTCCCTCCGCTCCGAACGCCTCGGCGGCATCGTCGGAGCCTTCGACACCTCCGGCTCCATTTTCTGCGTCCCCCAGCTCATCCGGGACATCCTCTCCGAGTTCCAAGGCGTCCTCGATCACTGCCGCCCGCTGGAAATGCGCCTGATCGACTGCGACACACAGATCCACCAGCAGGTCACCTACCAACCCGGCGACAACCTCCGCACCTTCCAGCCGCAGGGCGGTGGCGGCACCGACTTCCGCCCCATCTTCGCCGCCGTCGCCGCCCTCGATGAAGAGCCCGCCTGCCTGATCTTCCTCACCGACCTCGAAGGCACCTTTCCCGATCAACCACCCCCGTATCCCGTCCTCTGGGCGAATTTCGGGAACCCCCGCACCACCGCCCCATGGGGCAAAACCATCCACGTTCCGATCGCATGAAAACCAAAGTCGTCAACACCACCAAGAAGAAGCCCGCCGCCAAGAAGACCGCCAAGAAAGCAGTCTCCAAGGCCCCCGTCCTCACTCCTCCCACTGAGCCCGCCCGCGCGCTCAATGCCAAGGCCGATGTCCGCGATCTGGACACCGACTTCGTCGTCGTTTCCGCGCTCAACCCCCGCCAGCCCACCGCGGCCGAAGTCCAGGAACTCGCCCGCTCCATCCACTCCCTCGGCCAAAGCTCCGCTGCCCTCGCCCGTCCCCTGCCCGGGAAAAAAGGCTACTTCGAGCTCGCCGCCGGTGCCCGCCGCCGCGCCGCCTGTGCCTTCCTCGGCATCAAACTCCGCACCGAAATCCGGGACATGAGCGACGACGAATTCCTCGACGTCATCCTCGCCGACAACCTCCAGCGCGAAGATCCCGATCCGCTCAAAGAGGCCGCCCTCGTCGGCAAGCGTCTCGCCGAAGGCACCTCCCAATCCGAGATCGCCGCCCGCTACGGGAAAACCGTCTCATGGGTCCACCGCCGCGCCAAGCTCAGCAATCTCTCCCCCTCCACCATCAAGGAATGGCAGACCGGAGGCATCCAGCGGTTCACCATTGAAATGCTCGAAATCGTCGCCGCATGGAGCCATGCCGACCAGCGCAGCCACCTAGGCAACTGGAGTCTCCATAACTGCTCCAACCTCAGGGATCTCCGCGAGTACCTGAAAAACACCTCCTGCAACTTAAAAGGCGCGGACTTCCTCAAGCTCGCCCACACCGCCGTTCCCGGCTGCGGGGCCGCCGGCTGCGCCCAGTCCTCCCAGGCCAATCCCCACCTCTTCGGGGAGATCGAAGGCTTCAAGTCCGCCTGCGGCCGCTGCCTCAACACCGAATGCTTCAACAAGCGCAAGAACCTCCACCAGCAGCACCAGCTCAACGAGGTCACCAAAGGCTACTCCATCACCGCCATCATCAAGCATGACTGGAACGAAGACTGGCCGTCCTACTCCGAGAAAACCACCCTCAACGGCAAGACATTCACCGGCAGCAGCACCCGCAGGGACGTCGCCGACAAGTTCAATATCCACGAAACCGAGCCCAAAAAAGGCGAATCCAAGGCCGCACTCTACGTGCAGGACGGCGTTCTCAGCATCGTCTGGCTCACCCCGAAACCCTTACGTAAGGGTCAAACTCCCTCCAGCAACGGCAGCGTCATTCCTGATCCCCTCACCCGGGAAGACAAGCTCACCCGGAAACGCTGGGCACTCGTCCGCCCCGAGCTCGTCAAGGCCATCAAGCAACTCGCCACCCCTCCCTTCACGATCGAAAGCTGGGCCAAGCTCATCAGCGTCTTCGGCATCAGCCGCGGCGAGAGCACCCGCCACCCCAACCAGTGGCAAACCCTCACCGAAGTCACCGCCGATGCCAAACCCCTCGCCGAAGTCCTCGACTCCCTCTGGCAGGATCTCAACCCCATCCTTCGCCGCCGCCTCGAATTTGTGGACGGCCTCAAGTCCTTCGCCGACGACGACCTCCCACGGGAAATGCGCTCCATCGCCGCCCTCCTCGGCATCGACCTCGCCGCCATGAAGAACGCCGCCGACCTCCAGATCCCGCCACCGAAGTCATGGGGCCCAAACATCGACGTTCACACACTCAAGTCCACCAAGGCATGAAATCCCTCATCCCCAGCCCCCACCCACGCGGCGTGTTCATCGGCATCTTCCTCATCAAAGACGGCTCCTGCATCCGTCAGGTCATCCGCGTCATTCCGTGGATTCCCTTCCGCGCCTTGCGCGCCACCCTCGCCGCCTTGCGCTACGGTAAACGCCGCAACTGGCAGTTCGTCGGATTCCACAAGTCCCTCGCCCACTGAAATCATGAAACGTCCCTGCCTCTACGCATTCAAGCTACCCAATGGACACTTCATCGGCCGCATCGGCATGACCGGGCCACTCACCGAAGTCGGTCCCGGTCAAGCCTCCCCCTACACCGCCCACGAAATCCGCCAGCAGGAGGCCACCATCCGCCTCACCTGGCCAGAGGCATCCCCGGCACCCTGCCCACGCTGGAATCCGGAATCCGGCGAATACGAAACCCCCATCCACCAACCATGGCCACCGACCCACTCTCCGGCCTGAAAGGGCAGAAGCTCGCCAACGCCAAAGCCACCCTTGAGGCCTACCAGCGGATCCGCAAGGGCCCATCCGGTGAGACCCTTATCGAGCTCAAGTTCTCCACCGTCCCTGCCCGCTGGAACGCCACCACCCAGAGCCGCCGTGGAAAGCAATACGGCAGCAAAAAAATGTTCCGCACCGATGTGGCCGTGACCGTCACGCTCTCTCCTGCGGCACTCATTCTGGACGGCCTTTTCAAAGAACCCCGCAAAGTCACCCCAAACCTCATCCCCCTCGGCTTCGAGATCCTCACCCCGCCCGATGAGATCGAAAACCTCTATCTCGTCACCGCCGCAGACCTTTTCCATAACTTCCACCTCCGCCCCGCCCTGCTCCTGATGATGAAGACCGGCCCCTGCATCACCTTCCGCCGCGTGCTGCGCCCAGACATCGAGAAAAAGCTGGAGACCCTCACCGCTCTCCATCGCGCGGAAATTTCCGCCTTCGTCCGCAAACGCCTGACACAATGACTACTCCCGTCAAGCGCTTCCAGCATCTCGCCTTCATGAAGCACTGCAAGGCCGTGCTTCGCCCGTTCCGCGTCATTGGCAAGCCACTTTCCTACCGCATCGAAGGCATATCCATTTCCCTCTATTACAGCCATCAAGTGGGAGCCGTGGTGTCGCTCTGGAAATCCATCTGGGAGAAAAATGCCAAATCCGAGGCCAAGACCATCACCAGACCGGAGCACCTCCACGAACGTCTTGAACTCTGGAAGACCGCCATCCGCGCCGAAAACCTGACCTTCCGAGAGCAGACACTCATCGCCGCGCTCCTCAACTTCACCCCGCCGGAAACCCCACCACCCGTCCGGCTGCCATGAAAATTGGTGAATCCTACTGCAATCTCATCTGCAAGTGCGGCCATGAAGCCGACTACGACGAGTTCTGCCGCACCCCCATCCGCGGTGAACTTCCAAAAGGCCACCACCAGTGCCCGCGGTGCCACCGTGCCTGGACGCTGGTCACCAAGGGAAAGGCCACTCTCGGCTGGTCCGGCATGGTCCTCCCTCCCGATCTCGTCGTGGAGCCCATCTCTCCCTCGTTGTGAAACCCATCACGGAAACCATCCAGCGGGGAAGCTGCGCCATCATCGTGCGCGGAAAAGCCTCACGCAAAGGTTGGATCCTCTTCCTCACCACCGGTGCCAAAGAGCAACGACTGTCCCAGCACAAGCTCAAGAAGGACGTCCTGCAAGCCGCTCTCGACGCCTGCGAACCGGACACCGCCGACACCTATCTCGTCAGGCCCGTCGCCTGATCGTCCGCTGATTTCTCTCTCCCCCAAACGCACTCGAACTACGCCCATGCACCAACAGCAAACCAAGATCGGCCCCGCCCACGGAACCCCACACCGCAAAGTCTGGATTGAAGGCCGGCACCTCAAGGATGCCGGATTCTCCCCCGGCGATCGCTATGACAGGCAAGAGTCCGGCAACATCCTCGCCATCCTCCGCAAGGCGGATGGCAGTGGCCGCTACAAAGTCGCGGGCAAGGGCGACAAGCCCATCCTCGACATCAGCGGATCCATCATCCCGCGCCTCTTCCCGCCGCCGTCCACCCACGTTCAAGTCAGCTTTTCCTACGGCTCCATCATCATCAAACCCGTCCTGCCATGAGCAAGACCAACACCCACCCCGTCGAAGCATGAACGCAAATTACAAAGAGATCCTTCAATGGATCCGGGATGCCGTTCCCGCAGCGATCCAGCTTGAACCCGTCGAAGACATTGAGGAATGGAACAAACTCGATGACGCGACTCAACTCGCCCACACCATCATTCGCAAAGCGGGGGATTTGCTCAACCCCACCATTTCCAGTTGCGATGAGGAACTGCTCCTTGTCTTGCAGGAACTCCATCGCATCGCACCGGAGCAAGGATGGCATTCCGAATCCAACTCCGGCGTCAAGATGCTGACTGATCCCGGCTACCTCGCCGCCACCTCTGGCTGCACCGAAGTCCGCGTCGAGGTGGAGAAATGCTCTCTCAGCAAGCGCACCCGCTACAAGTGGACCGTCGTCACCATCGGCCCCGGCGACTACGCCCACGACGCGCCGCCCCCTTCCGTCGATGAAGTCTTCAGCTCCAGCAATCCGCTTGCCATCGCCCGAAGAGCCGCCGCCGAAGACTACCTCGCCACTATCCAATACGCATGAAACTCTACTTCTCCGGCATCGCCTCCAGATCGGAGGCCTCGATGCTCGCTGGAGTCTCCATCGCGGATCTTCTCGCCGACACCCGCGACTGGCGGCACATCGACCCCGCCACCGCTTCCGCGATCGCCATCGACTCCGGTGCCTACCGCGCCTGGAAGGCCGGTGCCCCGCTGGAACTCGACGACTGGCGCGACACCGTCGAACAGTGCCTCGCCCCGCTCTACTCCGGACGCAAGAAAGAGGCCGCCGCCAAGTCCGCCAAGCTCCGCTTCGTCATCATGCCGGATGTCTTTGGGGATGCCTCCGCCACCTGGGACCGTTGGCGCACCATTGAGGACCGGATCTCCAACTTCGAGTGGCTCTATCCGTGGGTCGATCAGATCGTTCCAGTCTGGCAATGGGGGTCTCCCATCGAGCACCTTGAAGCCATGGTTGCGTGGTGCGCGCGCGCCACGCAGTCCAATCTGGACGACGCTGGAATGTTCCAACCCCGCGCCGACCTCGTCGCCATCGGTGGCTGCGTTCCGTGGATGCGGGCCAATGACACAGGTGCCCTTGCCGAGCTGCTCGCCCTCTCCCGCCAATACGGCGACAAGTTCCACATCCTCGGACTCAACTGGCTTGAGGCCATGATGCAGCTCGACCCTTTCGTCCGCTCCTGCGACACCTCCAAATGGCTCGACGGTGCCCGCTACGGCACTTGGATCAACGACCGGGAAGGCCAGCTTGTCGTCGAAGCCAAGGTCCACTGTCCCCGTGGACAGACCCGCCAGGATCTCTGTCAGCAGACCGCCATCACCCTCGACAACTGGTGCAACAAACAGTTGCGCGGTACCGCGGCACCCAAGTCCCGCAGCGTCCGTCGCTACACCCTCAAGCCTTTCGTTCCGCCCGACAAACCCATCGGTCCCGTCAATCACCTCCAACTCATCCACTCCCTCGCCGAAAACAAAAAACGCCACGAAGAAGCCAAGGAAAATTTCATCGAGAATCTCCGCCACCGTAAGTGACCACCTGACCTATCACACCAACACATCAAGACCGTGTCCAATCCACTCGAAACCCTCCAAAATCACATCAACAAAAAGGCCGAACTCCAAGCAGAGGCCGAATGGGGTGAACTCGAAACCCTGATCTCAGATTGGTTTGAGCTCCACCCGGCCAAGTACAGTCGCCTCAAACGCAACAAGCCGGACCATTACAGATCCCCGCCGCTCATGCGCCTCTCGGACTTCCCGGAAAGATTCAACATCGAATCCGGCCTCACCTCGCTTGCCCAGTCCTTCTTCAAGGACCGCACCGAAATCTTGGCCGAACAAATGGCCGCTGAACTCGTCACCAAGGCCACCCTCCTCCCCTGATCCTCAACTCCACCACCATGCCATCCATCACCATCCCACGCGAAATCTTCCGCGCCACCCGCGACTATCCCGTCACGGTTTACTACTGCAAGGCCAACCTCCAGACCGGAGACACCGTCCGCGTGATCCAAGGCCGTAACGTCTGCGACTGCGCCGGAGTGAACTTTTCCTCTTCCCTCGCCACCGGCCCCTTCGATGCCGACATGATCCACGGCAACTCCACCGGCAAGCCCAAGGCCTCCGGTGCCCGCTGCGCGCTCATCGTGAAGCAGGGAATCGTCACCATCATCGAATCGCCATGATCAGCTTTCCCCAACAACTCGCGATCGTCCAAGAGCATCGGGAAGACTTCGAGTGGTACCCGACCACCGACGAAATCATTGCCGATCTCAAGACCAACATCACCGCGCTGCTGCAGGCGGAATACGGCCGTCGCCTCCCCGGCTTTCTCGACATTGGATCCGGCAACGGCAAGGTGCTCAATGCGGTCCGGGACATCGAGGACATCGGCATGCAGTACGCCATCGAGAAGAGCCATGCGCTCATCGGCATGCTGCCGGCCTCGGTGTTTCTGCTGGGCTGCGATTTCTGGAACACCTCCCTCGTCGACAAGGAAGTGGGCATGATTTTCTCGAATCCTCCCTACAAGGAGTTTGAGCCATGGACCCTCAAGCTGATGAAGGAGGCCCCCCCGGGTGCCGTGATCTATCTGGTGCTGCCGCAGCGGTGGGAAAAGTCCGCCGCGATCGCGCAGGAAATCCTTACGCGTAAGGGCAGCACGGAAATACTAGGAACCTACGACTTCCTCGACGCGGAAGACCGCAAGGCCCGCGCCAAGGTGCATCTGATCCGCGTGTGCCTCCCAGGCCGGGACCGCTACACCCGGGAATACGATGGACCGGATCCCTTCACCCGCTTCTTCCATGAGGCCTTCACCTTCCCGAAAGAAGAACCGCAGGTGCCCTTTGAGGCGAAGCTGGAAGAGACCAAGGTGGTGCACCGGCTGAACTTCATCGAAGCCCTCTGCCACCTCTACGACATACGCATGCAGCAACTCCACACCAACTATCAAGCGGTGTGCTCCCTCTCACCGGACATCCTCAAGGAGTTTGATATTTCCCAGCACGGCCTGATCGCCTCGCTGAAAATGAAGTTGAAGACCGCCAAGAAGGAATACTGGGAGCGGCTCTTCGACGGCATGTCTGAGATCAAAGACCGCCTGACCAAAAAGTCCCGCCGGCACCTTCAGGATCTAATGCAGTCCCAGACCGGCATCGACTTCAACCGCGACAACGCCTACGCGATCGTGATCTGGGTCATCAAGAACGCAAACGGCTACTTCGATGAGCAACTCATCGCCACCTACGAACACATGGTCACCCATGCCAATGCGGAGAACTACGTCTCCAACAAGCGTGTCTTCAAGTGGGACCGCTTCGAGTATCGCCGCCAACGCGAAAAGGAAACCACCCACTTCCGTCTGAAAGTCGGGCACCGCATGGTGCTGGAATCCGTAGGAGGGCTCCAGCGTGAGCCATATAGCTGGCAAAAAGGCCTGTGCGAATCCGCTGCCGACTTCCTCTGCGATCTCCTCACCGTGGCCCAGAACCTCGGCTTTCACACCATCGACAAGGGCCCGCTGCCCTACTCGTTCGACGACAGTGACACCCGCACCTGGCGTTTCTTCGTGAAAGGCAAGGGCCTGCAATCCCTCTTCCAAGTCCGCGCCTTCCTGAATCGCAACCTGCACATGCAGTTCCATCCGGACTTCATCCACGCGCTCAATGTCCAGCACGGCATCCTCAAGGGCTGGCTCCGCAACGACGACGAGGCCGCGACCGAACTGGAGATCCCGATCGAAGTCGCCCGCAAGCACTTCAAGCCCGGATACCGCCTGACGGCCGACAGCCTGAACTGCCTCCGTCTGTCCGCGTAAACCCTTTCGGGTGATGGTCCCTGCAAGCCGACAGCGGCACTCCCGAGTCATGGCCTCGGTGATCCCAGACTCCAAACGCACACCATCACCCGGATTCATTTCCACACCACTCCCGCCCATGGAAGGTAACCCCATCCCCTACGGAGCCGATCCCGACCTGGACGCGCTCTATGAACAGCTCGGCGCGATCGAACAGCGCGAGATCGATGCCATCATGTACGGCCGTCTCGACCTGCTGCCGGAAATCCGCAAGGAGCAGCTCCCACTCAAACGCCAAATCAATGAGATCGAAGGCTTTGCCATCTACCCCGAAGCCGCCACCTGATCCAAATCTGTCACTCCTCAAACCGTATCCCTTTGACATGGCCCTCGACCCCAACCTCAAAAAACGCGCCCTTCGCGCCTCCAGAAAAGTCGCCGGTAACATCCTCACCGATGAAATCCGCGCCACCGCCCTCGCCGATGAAGCCAGCCGTCGCCGCCCGATCAAGAGCATGCTGGTCTCCCTCACCGTCTTCCCACGGATGCTGCGCGCCTATGCCCGCCGCGAGTTCCGCGAGGTGCCTTGGCAATCCATGTCCATGATCGCCGGGGCTCTGGCCTACTTCGTCATGCCGATGGATGCCATCCCGGACTGGATCCCCTGCGCGGGCCTGCTGGATGATGCCTTCATCATCGAAATGGCCGCGATGTCCCTGAAAAAGGATGTGGAGGCCTTCCTCTCATGGGAGGCAAGACGTCCTCTCAAACGCCGCCGCAACGCTTGAATCCACCCTCATTTCCCTCCATACTCCCCCCGTTATGGCTGAAACCCTCCCAACTCCACGCCAAGAACTCCTCGATCGACTGATGGGTCCCGTGTCCGAAGTCCAAGGCCAAGAAATCGACCTGAGCCAGCACTCCCGCGCCGAGTGGGACAACCTGGACGGATCGGTGCTCGCCCCCACGGCCGCGATCCGCCTCTATCTCGACACCGATGACGTCCTGACGAACCACGCCATCGACATGATGGAGCTCGCCATCGAGCGCGCTCACGGAATCGAAGAGCCGTGGTTCGTGGCCTCCATGCGTGACGGCTCAGAAGCCAAGTCCACGCTGGCAGTGCGCTACTTCTATCTGATGAAGGGCTGATCCTTATGCGTAAGGGTCACGCATCTTCAAAGGCATCCTCGGCCTGCCGCGGCGAGTGGTCGCTTTCATCGTAACTCTCCTCTCCGGTGTGGCTTTCCGCTGCCTCGGACTGGAACAAGGGAAGCTCCTCGGGCATAGTGAGCAGACCCATGATGGAAGCGGCCACGACCTGCATCTGCTCGCAGTCGCAGTAGTGGTCATCCGGACGTTTCTGATACCACTCTTGATACTCGGTGCCGTAGCGGTTCTGGCGCGTCCGCTGGTCCCAAGTGCAGACCTGCAGGATGTATTCCTCGGCGACATCATCGAAGACCTGCCAGTCACCGATGGTGCCGTGGAGAAATGCGTAAAGGCGATCGCGCACGCCATACTTTGCCCACATATACAAATCGATTGGGCGCACCTTGCCCTGCTGATTCGTCCCGATAGCCGGATCCGCAGCGGTCTTCGAGTAAAGCCACGCCAGACCATCCGAGCGGAAGCTGTCCTTGTCGTCCGCTTTGAACGCCTTCCAACGGTAGCCGCTGGAGACGACGGCCTTGTAAACCTCGGGAGCCCACGCACCGGAGTCGATCACCACGTTGTCTGGACTGACGGTGTGGGTGAGCGCGACCTGCGCGAGCTCCTCCCATGAGTAGGCGATGCCGTGAGAGATAAGCCGACTGCGGCCCATGAGCCCCCACGCGCGGATGACATAATAGAAGTGACGACCGCCCTTTCCTTGAACATCGACCGACATGAATCGACGGACTTCATGCTCCCATTTTTCGAGCGACTTGTAGCTGGCTTTGCGCTTGCCAAAATACTTCTCGTCGTTGGCGAACTTGAGTTTGTCAGTCCAGACCTGCCCTCGGGTCTCATTCATGTGGCTCTGCAGCGGGACGTAGTCGGTCCACTCCAAAGCCTTGTTCGCGAGGATGAACTGGCGCACCTGCGTCCGCCAGCCGCGCCACCACGGCAGCAATGCACTCCATGTGTAGGATCGGCTGTTAGAAGGGGCGTTGGTGTTTCGCGCCACCCATCGACCGTGCGAAGAGATGTATTTCCGGTCCTCCGGCGTATCAGTCCAGCGGTGCGTGCACTCGGGATTCCAGCAGTCGTAGCGAATGGTTTCCTGGAGGGCATCGAACCGGTATTGACCTCGCTCTTCATCGTAGGTGTCCGGGCTCTTGTCCCAATGCAGTCCGCCCTTCGTGGTATCATCCCCCCACTCCATTTCATGCTCATGAGCACACTCCGGACAAGGAACGAGCCAGTGACGCTGATCGCCGGCCAAGAAAGACTGGTGAACCGCGTCGCCTTCTTTCGCCGGGGTGGTGAAGATGAATTTTTTCCAGTTGTGGGTGTAGGACGCGAACCGCTGCGATACCATTTCGATCGCGCCCGGTGGATACGATCGGGCCTCGTCGAGGAAAACGTAGCGGAACGGCGTGGACTGGAGAGAGGCCTCCGACTCCGCTCCGCAGATGATCAGCGGTGCCCCGGGGAAATAGAGTTCACAGGTCATCTTGTGCGAACGGCCGACCGGCAGTTTCGCCGCCACCGGCGCGCAGCGTTCCAGCAGCGGCAGCAGTCGCGACTTCGCGAACTTCTTCGCCTCTTGCACGTTGCTGGTGACCCACAGGATCGGGCCGGGATCCTCCGCGATGATCCAAGCCAGTGAGGCCAGCATCGTCAGCGTCTTCGCCGACTGCGCGGAGCAAATGCAGGTGATTTCGTTGACTCCCTCGTCGGCGAGGTCCTCCATGATCTGCCGCACGAAGATCGCGTCCTCGGAGCTCCACCTCGACCCGGACGAGGAGATCGGATTGATCACATGGCGTTCAGCCCATCGCCAAGGTTGTGCCTCTTGCGCTGGACGGACAACGCCGCAGAGACGCTCGACCAGAATGTTTTTTTTTGAGTCCAGTCTCCGAGCGCAAGCTCGTTGAGCGCCTCACGGTCCGAGCGGTCGATCCGCTTCGTCGCTTCCGGCACCCCCACGCCGATCACCTGCGGGGCCAGCGAGTGCTTACGGCCGCGAACGACTTTCACAAATCCGCTGACCATATCACTCAGAACCCCGCAGACCTCGTCAATGTCCATGAGCTCGCCGCGCTTGATTCGGTTCTCCAGCTCCAGCTTTTCGTTTTGAAGCCGGAGCTTTTCCAGCTCCAGACCTCCTTTGTCCATGCCCAGCCGGTTCGAGGGCTTCTTGCCCTTCTTCTCAGTCCACAGCTTCCAGAGCGTCACATTGTAGCGGCCATCAGGCATCGCCCCTGGACACTCGGGATCCTTTTCCTTCAACCACCGGCTGATCGACTTCCGATCGCAGCCAAGGTGCTTGGCCAGCTCCACCTGATTCTTTGCCCAGATGGCCAGACGAGTTTCGGCACCCACGAGATCCGCGAGTTCGCCCTGCTCCCCTGCCCTTTCGTCAGCCACGCCAATCGCTGACTGTCAACGGGACAATGGGATTCCATGTCCCAAGGACACGGTCAAAGGCATAGGTCCCACTTCTCATGGGACATCCCTTTTCAGACTTCAAATAGCCTCTCCCCGCACCGCTTCGCTACC